AGCCCGCGTCTCGGACATGCTGTTACCGACCGATGACAGGTCATTTTCAGTCAAATCAACGCCGGTTTCTGACGCGGTACAGATCGCACTGAGGCAGCAAGTCCCTGATCCGCGACAGCTCGCGGCGCTGATCGCCAAGGCGGAGCATCAGGCAAAAGAGTGGGCGCGCAAAGCGCAAGATCAGATTGATGACTGGCTGACGGAATCGCAATGGCACGCCGAAGTCCGGCGCGTGATCGAGGATGCGTCACGACTTGGAACGGGCGTTCTTAAAGGACCGGTGCCTGTGCTGGATAAAGCAACGGGACAGATAAAGCCGAAAAGCTTTCGCGTCGATCCCCGCGATATCTTCCCCGATCCCGCGTGCGGCGAGTCAGTACAGGATGGCGCATTTGTCTTTGAGCGCGACCTGCTCACAGCAAAACAGGTGCGCGAGTTGCGCGGCGGCACGTATATCGATGAGCAACTCAACATCGTGCTCACCGAGGGTCCGCAACGGCGCAATACCGATGGCGGCGAATGGCGCGATGTGGCGGATACCGAAAAGTTCGAGGTCTGGCATTTCCACGGCGAAGCGTCTATCGAGCAACTGCAATCATGCGGCTGCGACACAGAAGACCTCGCGGGCGAGTATGTCCCCGTCTTTGCTACGCTGATCAATGATCGCATTGTGCGAGCAGCGCCCGCCGCGCTGGAAGACGGCAGTTATCCCTACGACTTCATCCCCTGGCAACGGTTACAGGGTTTGCCTTGGGGCGCCGGCATTGCCGCGCAAGTCAAGACACCACAACGAATGTTGAACGCGGCAACGCGCAACATGCTGGACAACGCAGGGCTGTCTGCCGGACCGCAAATCATTTTCAACAAAGGCATGATTCACCCCGCTGACGGCAGAATGGAATTGCTGCCGCGCAAACTCTGGTACGTCACGGAATCTAGCAGCATCGACGATGTGCGCAAAGCTATCACGTCAATCAACATCCCGTCGATGCAAGGCGAGCTGATGGGGATTATCGAGTTCTCGCTGAAAATGGCCGAAGAATCAACCGGCCTGCCGATGCTGATGCAAGGCCAGCAAGGCAAAGCGCCGGACACGCTGGGCGGCATGCAAATGCTGTTCAACTCGGCGAACACGGTGCTTCGCCGCTTCGCAAAACTCTTTGACGACAACATCACCGAGCCGCACGTCACGCGCTATTACCAGTGGCTTAAGCAATACGGTGAGATGGGACGAGGCGAGGCAGTGATTGATGCGCGTGGTTCCTCGGCGCTGGTCGAGCGAGATATTCAGTCACAAGCCATCATCCAAATGGGCCAAATGGTAATGAACCCTGCTTTTGGCATTGATCCGCGCAAGTGGTTCGAGGAAATGGCGAAGTCGCAGCACTTGGACCCGCAGCGGTTCATGATGGATGAGGAGCAGCTAAAGCAACGACAAGCAGCGGCTGCAAAGCAACAACAGCAGGGCGACCCGCGTGCGCAATCATCGTTGCAAGTCGCTCAAATTCGTTCGCAAGCCGATTTGCAAAAAGCCGAACTCAATCAACGCTCCGATATGGCGGAATTGCAGTTCAAGGCGCAAGAGGCTGAGAAGCAGCGGCAGCATGAGGCGGCCATGCGACAAGCCGATATGCAACTCAAAATCATGGAGTTTGCTGAGCGGCGCAATCAAAGTCTGGAGCAAGTTAAGAAAGACCTGTTCATTCATGCCAGCGATGCGCGCACGAAAAAAGAGCTATTCAGCGCCGAGGCGCAACTCAAGAATCAGATGGGAAGCGGTATATGAGACTGACCGAACACGAGCAGCATACCGCGCTCTGGCGTCGAATCGAGGAAGACCTTCACAAACATCTCGACAATCTGCGCAAACAAAATGACGGCAATCTCAATGAATCCGCAACCTCTGCGTTGCGCGGGCGCATTGCCGAATGCAAGCGATTTTTGGCGATGGGTGAACCCATTGCCATTGACACCCAGGCCGACGACAGTCCGCCGTTAACGTAGCCGACGCCAGTCCGCTACAGCCAACCAAGCCCGCCTCGTGCGGGTTTTTTTGTGAGCAGAGAAAATGTCAGAAAACGAGCAAGCAACCGACAGCCTACCCGAAGCCGAGCTAGACAATAGCGCCGCCGAGGAAGCGAAAGCCTTTGCCGAGGCGTTTGACGACAACAGCACTGAAGCTGTTGAAGCGCAACCGCAACCCGTCGCTGAGCCAGCAGAGCAGCAGGACGAGCAGCAAGCAGACCCGACAACCGAAGCCGTGTTGGCCGGCCTGACCGAGCAGCAAGTCACTGATTTGTTCGCAAAAGCGGCGCGTGTTGATGATATTGAAGGCGCGTTGACGAACCTGGAGCGCCGGCTGTTCGGCAAGCTGGGCGAGTTTAACAGCAAGATCTCCGAGATTCAGCAGCAGCCACGCAGCGGTGGCCTATCGCTGGAACAGCTAAAGCGCACTGCCGAGGAATATCCCGACCTGGCCGAGTTGCTGGTCGAAGACCTGAACGCCGCGAGCCTCGCCCCCGGCCAACAGGCGTTCGACCCGAACCAGCTCAACCAGATGGTTGATAGCCGATTTTCCGAACAATCGAAATCGCTAGATCAATCGGTGAGCAAACAGGTATTCAATGCGATGCAGCCAACGTGGCGTAGCGACGTGCAAACCCCGGAGTTCCGGCTATGGGCGTCAACGCTGCCGGTCGCTGAGCAGCAAAAAATCAACAGCAGTTGGGACGCTGCTTACCTCAACACGCAATTCAACAACTTCAAAACCTGGCGGGACAACGCAAAGAAATCCCGCAGCAGGCAAAACACACTGGCCGCGAATGTGACGCCAAAAGGCTCTCGCGCCAATCCCGATAAAAATGCGCTGAACGAAGAAGAGGCGGCCTTCCTGGCTGCCTTCGAGTCCTAGCGCGCCCACGCAGGAATAAAGAACAATGGCCATTCATGCACTTGGCACCGAAGCTGCCCGCATTGGCAAGCTCAAGGGCGAAATCTTAAAACACGCGATGCCGATGGAGGTCCTCGGTATCACCGGATCACAAAAGAAGATCCCGAAGAACAAGGGCGATTCCGTTGTCTTCCGGCGCTGGCTTCCCTATGGCGCGATTGCCTCGGACCCCAACAACTGGGACGCGGTAACGGCTGCGGGCCATGTCACTACTGAAGGCGTAACGCCGTCGGTTGACAACTTGGACGCGCAAGACATCACCGCGCAACTGTCCCAGTACCACGTTCTGTATGGCGTGACCGACCGCACTGTCGATATGTACGAGGACGATGTGCCGGAGGAAATGAAGCGCCAGACGGGCGAGCGTATGGGACTGGTGCGCGAGATGGTTCGCTACGGCGCGATCCAGGGCATTACCAACAAATACTACGCCGGCGGCACGTCTCGCGCCACGGTCGATGAGGCGATTAGCCTTGGCGTCTTGCGCAAAATCACCCGCAGTCTGCGCCGCAATCATGCGCGTTTTGTCACGTCTATTCTGGCCCCGTCGCCGAACATCAAAACCTCGCCCGTTGAGGCGTCGTTCCTGGTGTTCTGCCACACGGATGTCGAGCAAGACATTCGTGATCTGACGGGCTTCGTTCATGTTTCCGAGTACGGCAGTCGAAAAGTCGTTCACGAGATGGAAATCGGAAGCTGCGAAAACTTCCGCTTCATTTTGTCGCCGGAGCTTTCACCGATTGAGGACGCGGGCGGCGCAGCCACAACCAACGGCTTGGCGTACACCACCGCCAACACGGCCTGCGATGTCTACCCCGTTTTGGTGGTGGGCGAGGACGCATGGGGTCAAGTGGCTTTGCGCGGTTCGGATTCCATTGATGTCACATGGATTCCACCCGGCCAAAAGGACAAGAACGACCCCTTGGGCCAGCGCGGCTATGTCGGCTGCAAAACGTACTTCGCCTCGGTTGTCCTGAACAACGGCTGGGGCGCGGTCGCGGAATGCGGCGTTAAGGCGCTCTAAACACTCCCTTACTTTTCAACCCTGCAAAGGCTCGCTTCGGCGGGCCTTTTTTTATGGCGAAAAATATGACGACACGACAAACAAAATCCGCTGTCGATTCCAATTCGACAGACATCAACCAGCCCTCGGCCATTGAACTGCCATCGACAGGCGATGTTGCTCACTCGGCTATCGAGATCGAAAAAGCGGACGGCGAAACCCTGAAACACAAAGCAGCAGCACTCGCGTTTATGGAGGAACCTGTTGATGTTGTGGTACATGAGTCAACAGACCCAAATGCAGAACCTGTTGTTTCGGTATTTAACAACGGCATTGTCCAGCACTTTGTGCGCGGCGCGACTCAGACCGTCAAGCGTAAATATGTTGAGGTGCTGGCCAGAGCAAAGCAAACATCACTCAACACGGGCGAAGTAACCGACAACAGCGGCGGACGGGCGATTCGCATTAACCGTCACCGCGCCTTGCGATATCCGTTCTCTGTCGTCCGCGACACGAACAGAAAGGGGCCGGAATGGCTCAAGAAAGTCATTGCTGACGCATGAACTATCTCTCGCTTTGCAAACGCTTGGCGGCTGAGGCGCAGATTGCTGGAACCGTCGCCAGCGTGACGGGACAAAGCGGCATCATGGCCAGCGTCGTAGACTGGATAGCCAGTGCAGATCGGCGCATTCAGCTAGAGCATCCGAACTGGGCGTTTCGCTGGGGTCAATTTGATTTTGAGACGACAGCGGGAACAAGGGACTACGACCTTAGCGACTTGTCAATCGAGCGCGTCGTGCAGGATTCGGTAACGGCGCATGATGGCGATGAGTCGGCGGCATGGTCGGTCTGCAGCTTGTCGTATCAAAAATGGCGGGACCAATACGGGACGAGCGCGCAAGCGTCCGGCAGACCGCAATACATTACGCCGCTACCCAGCAATGCGCTACGCATTACGCCGACGCCTGACGCGGCTTACACCCTGCAAGGCGATTTTTACAAAAAAGTCGTTTCTCTGGTCAACAACGCCGATGAACCCATTTACCCCGAGCAATTCCACATGCTCCCCGTGTGGCGGGCGCTGATGGATTGGGGCGGATATTTCAATGCGCCCGAGGCGGTGCAACGGGGCGCAGCGGAATATCGCTTGCTGCTGGGTCAAATGGAGCGCGATCAGTTGCCGCCATTGAATTTATCCCTGCCGACGCTATGA